AGCAGTATAGGAGGTGAACATGTACGCAGTAAAAATTATATGGAGTATAAATATAATAGTGTGGATGTACATTATTTTAATAACAATATATTAAGGAGAATGATTATGCAGAAAGATGAATGGTATAATATAGTAAGGACTACCGATCCTGAAACAAGTAGAGTTGCCGCCAAACAAGAAATAGGTAGGGTGCGTAAAGCTAAAGACAGAGTACTAGAATTAATCATGGAGATAGGTGGACTATCTGGTATGACTGATGAAGAACTAGCATATCAAGATGGTGTGATTACATCTAAGTATAGAACAGCTAGAGTGTGGTTAGAACGTGAAGGGTATATCGAAGCTAATGGTACACGTAAATCTACACATGGTAAACAACAACGCATATGGTTTGCAACAAGACAAGGCAAAGATATGTATATAAATATAAAGGAGAATTAAATGATAAACCAAGAGAAACGAGAAAAAATATTTCCAACATTATGTAAACGTACACAAGACAGAATCAAAAGTGGTGAAGATATATTCTGGATGGTAGATTTTTCAGATGAACCACAGATCTTTTCATATACTTACTATGAAATGATTGAACAATTAAATAGTTGGAGTGGGTTTGTTCAAGATGATTGGTCAATAGCATATGATCTAAAAGTGTTTGATGATTACTGGGATTGTCTTGATTACTTTAATACTAAACGTCAAGAGATACGTGATGCGTATGAAGCAGAATCACAACTAGCTTCGGAGGATAGTCATGTATAGAAGTGAACACATGAGTATGCTACATGAAATAGCACGTGCAGTTAATCGTGTCAAAGATATGGTTGATGTGTATATAGATTTCATAGATGAGAATGATATAGAAGATAAGGTACGAGAGATAGAGTACATGCATTACAATAGATCAGGTGGCATCTATAATATACATGATTGTAATTGGACTCTTGATAAAGTTATAGGTGTAGTAGAAATGATAGAGAAAACTTATGAACCTAAAAGACATATAGCATATAGAAAAAAAAAGGAGAATAAGAATGGGTAGGTCATCAATAAACTTAGAAGATTTTAAAGATGTACCTCATCATCATAGTAAGATGTTGTATCAGATAGCCAAAGACAAAGGACTAACTGTTACACAACTTACTTATGAAGTGGATTTATCTTATACATTTGTATTGCAGATATTAAAAGGCATACAAAACATGAGTCCCAAGACTGCAAGTAGAATAAGAAAGAAGTATAACTTTCCTATCTATGGATAATAAGTGTAAGGTTCAGGCATAAAAAACGTACAGAGAAAAATGATTAAATTATTCCTGTCCCTAATATCTGGGCATAAACAAAGCCTTGCACTTATGCAATAGATGAGTATGATAATGATATGAAAAAATTAAATACATACATGGAACAACTTACTTTAGTTGCAGATAAAAAAGGTATCAACTTGCGAGAGGCTTTCCGTAAGTCTGGTATACAAGATAGTACTTACCATAGAATAAATACTGGTGAGTTTTGTTTAAGAGAATCAACAGCACAAACAGTATGGGAGTACATACATGAAGAACACTACAACAAAGTCCGTAAAGAAATCTAGGACAGGTAGATACGAAGCATATAATGGAGAGATGATTTACTTTCAATCCAATGCTAAAGCAGATAGATACTTACAACTTGTAAAATTTTTAGAGAATAAATCTATTACTGATTTAGAAATCAAACCTACTTATGATGCAGTTGTACAGAATAAAAAGATGTGTACATTTACACCAGACTTTAGATACATGACACTTGAACCTAACGATCACCGAGGATATCAAGTTATTGAAGACGTGGTGGGTGTAACTACAGATGTATACAAATTAAAAGTAAGTCTTATTGAAGCAACGAACTTCATTAAGGTACATAGTATACCAGCAAAGGAGATAGAAACATGGGCAGAGATTATACCATTAAACCAATAGATGACGAGTGGATGCCAGATGATAAGTTGCAACTCTGGTTTTTCAATACATATCAACATGCAACAGACGGAGATTTAAATTATGAAACAGATCAATTTCGAGACTACTACCTTTCAAGAGGGGAAAGAAAGTACGACTGGTCAGCTTGCTTCAGGTTCTGGTGTCGTAAATCTTTCAGATTGGATAAAGCTACATCAACGACCAAGGCCTATACTAAACAAGATAGAGTTAGTAACAACAACAATGACTCAATCAGATCTTATCTTGATAGATACAATAGCAACAGTAACGTACGACAAATTAGAACAGATAAAAAATAACAGTGAGTTGACTGAAGTTAAGGAACGTATCAGTCGTGTGTTGTATAGTGTAGAAAAAGATTTACATTGGAACTGTAGTGTAGAACAACAAGACAAAAAGATAATACCATTCTTAAAAGTATTAGCTGATACCTTCCAAGTAGAAATGCCCAGGGCAGAAGGTCTAAAGTTTTACATAGAATCTATAAGAGATATTCCACCATTGTTATTACAAGAAGCAACAGTCAAAGTATTAAAGACTCATAAGTATAATACTTTCCCTTTGCCTGCCACCTTACGAGAAGCTATTGACACAAAGCTAGATCAAATGTTATCCTTTTATAATTGGTGCAAAGTGTCTTACTCACGTATTGCAACAATACAGTAAACATTCTCCGACCTCGAGCCAGTAACATCCCTTAGTTACTGGCTTTTTTTATGTTGATTACAATGCAGAAATGCATTACAATAATTTAATAAAGGAGAATGTAATGAAGAACTTTGATAGAACCATTGGTCTTGGTGGTAGTGATGCTAATAGTATATGGCATAACTATGACCCAGTAAAACTCTGGGAACTAAAGACTAATAAAAGATTAGAAGATGATTTAAGTGATAACTTTCAGGTGCAACTTGGTACATATACTGAGTCGTTTCATGTAGATTGGTTACGTAAACATCACAAACCATTTCATGGTATATCTGAATCCACTCATACTTACACTAGAGAATTGTATGGCATAACATTATACGCACATCTTGATGCTATTGTAAGAATAAATGGATTGGAATATATACTAGAGTGTAAACACAGTAACAGTAGAGTAAGTCCAGAAGTAAAAGCTAGATACTATGCACCACAGTTACATCACTATATGCATATACTTGGTGATAGTTATTGTTACATATCTATCATATGTGGCAATGATACACCAGAAGTATTACGTGTAGATTTCAATGAGGAGTTTTGGAATAGACTAAAATCTAAGATGATAAGGTTCTGGTCGTTTGTTAAAAACGATAAGCAACCACCAGTGATAGGTAAGCCTAGTGATTCAGATAAAGAGATAGTGTCTGACATATTAGTCAATGAATACAAGGACTATAACATGATAGATAATACAGAGTATGTAAGATTAGATTCTACATTAGATCAATACTCTGGTGCTATCGAAGGCTTCGAAGAAACGAAGAAGAAGATTAAGTTACTAGTACCAAAGGATGCAAAGAAAGTATCGTATCCTAATAGTAATTATGTAATAACACGCAACAAGAAAGGTACACTTGTTGTAACTAAATCAAAGGAGAATGATAATGGCAGATAAAAAAACTAAACCTGATTTTGACCAAGATCTTTTTAAACTATTGCATGATGTAAATAATCCACACAATAGTGATAAAAACCCTCACTTCAATAGTAAGTTTGCTGGATTAGGTAGTTGTTTAAAGACAATCAAACCAGCACTAAAAGAAAATAATTTTGCTATACAACAAATAGTAAAGCAACTTGAAAGTGGTGGTGCAGTATTACAAACTAATCTTATACATCTATCAGGTAAAGTTGTATGTGATGGTGGTATACCTTTAGTATCTAAAGATGCTAATGATCCACAAAAACTTGGTGGTTCTATTACGTATGCTAGACGTTATGGTATGTGTGCAATACTTGGTATTGTAGGTGATGATGATGATGATGCCAACCTTGCAAGTGAACCAGATACAAAAGCTATTGGTAGATTATACAATGAATT